TGTAGTAGTTAGTGAAGAAAACAAATATAACAATGTAGAGTGATTCCTATGAAGTTTTCCAGCTTAGTAGGTGGTCTATTTTTAGCAATACCACTTCTTATAATTATTTGTTATGCTATTATTGTATCATTAAGACCATCTTCAATACAATCATTAACTCCGACAAATGGTAGATTATCTGTAAATACAAAAATAGCAACAGCATCTCAAGTAAATACTCTTTTTCAGTCACCATCCTCAGCAACATTCAGTGTGTATATATATTTAGAACCATCTCAAAGAACATCTTCTATTTCTCCATCAACATCTAGTGATTTACAGCCTTTATTTTCAGTAGGCACATCATTAGTATTAGAACTATTACCTCCAGGAACAACAACTACACCAGTAGCACGTCTAAAAGTACTAACATCTTCTAGAGTAAATAATTATGAATATATAGAATTTCCTTACCCTCCAACACAAGAATGGGTCTTAGTAAGTGTTGTACGTGATTCAAGACGGTTTACTATATATTATAATGATACGCCAATTGTAACACAATTAACAAATAAATATCCAGTAATAACAACATCGTTATTATCTATTGGAAGCCCTAAATTAAATGGTGAATTTGCATTTCCAATGTTATATTCTTCAGCAAGATCTATACAAGATATACAAGACTATTTAAAAAGTACAGCCGATACGCGTGGTAAACCAATTCTCCCGATCAGTTGGTCTATGATATTGCCATCATTTAGTTGTCCTGGAGGAATCTTCTGTCCTTCAATGAATGTACCTCCCGTTAATAATCCTTTAAAGGTTTGGTCTAGTCCATATGCTTAAATCATAAAACTACCATGAATCTATACTAATACTATAGGTAAGATCTTGTAAAACAATATCTTCTCTAAACTAATTAATTTTCATTTATATAGAGAGTTCAATGAACGCAGCGAATAGAGTCAATATTCCTAAATCAAGTAGAATGATGGGTGGAATAGTAGGTATATTAATTAAGGTATTCTTTGTAATACTTTCCCTTATTGCAATTTACTATTTATATCAGTATCTATATAGTACTTCTGATTTTGTATCAACTAGTCTATCAAGACAAATTCAAACAGCCAATTTAGGCTCGAATCCACCTTTAACTGCAGATACTACTGTTCTACCAGCACTCTATGAAGGTGGTGAGCTTTCTGTAAGTGCATGGATATATATAAATGATTATACTATTCGTAATGGATATAATAAGCATGTACTGAGCATTGGTGGATCCAATTTCTCAACATTAGTTATATACTTAGGACCATATAAGAATTCACTAAGTGTGCGAGTCCAGACTCAGTCTCCCAGTGCCACTTCGACTACTCCAAGCAGTTCTACCCCTTCACCAGCTGCATCATCTGTCAACTTAACAAGTGATATGGTAAATAGTATGTTTACAACTCTACAAACAAGTTCTGATTTAACAGCATCCTTACCTATATGTGATGTAACATCTATTGATTTACAACGCTGGATACTTGTAAATGTTGTATTAAATAATAATACATGTGATGTATATCTTGATGGAAAACTAGCTCGTTCTTGTGTACTTCCTTCTTTCTATCGTGTTGATGTAGCAAATCGTAAATCTAAAATTTGTGATTATGGTGGGTTTGGAGGATTTATTGGTCAAGTAAATGCTTACAACTATGCTCTAAATCCCGAACAGGTATGGCGCCTATATATGGCTGGTCCAGGTCCTCAATATACCCTTATGTCTTGGTTACAGTCACTTTTTAGCCCTACAGCAACAACATCAAGTGCTATAGCAAATATAAGTCAGACTGCAGCTCCTCCTGCTACACAGTAACAAGTAGTATGAAATACTAAGTAAATATTTTAGAGACATATATGCCAATAAATATTTTAATATTTATTTGAATATACTTACCTGAACCTGTAAATAGAGATGGCTACGAATAGCGCAAACACAAATACTGAATCTCAGGGTGCATTATCCTATGTACTTGGTAAAGGTGCTGTTCAACAGGTATTATTAGCACTAGCTATAAGTATTATTCTTTACCTTATATTCATGACAGCCGAATTAACATATACATCCTTTATACAAACTGGTTCAACACGCGTAGATCTAATACCAATCACTGTAAGTTCTCAAGATAAACCACTACAGTTTGAACAAAACCCAAACATACAGCCAAACAAGAATCTTCCGATGTCCGATAATCAACGCACAGGAGCAGAATTTAGCTACAGTTTTTTCCTATGGGTAAATCAACAGTCTTTCAGATCATCTGCTGGTCTTCTACATATTTTCCACAAGGGTCATCCATTATATTATCCTTTAATGGGTCCAGGTGTATTTTTACATTCTGAGACAAATACTTTACGTGTATATATGAATAGTACAGCAACATGGAATAATTATGTAGATATACCAAATATTCCTGTTAAAAAATGGGTATATGTAACAGTACTTTCTAGGGCAAATGCTATTGAAGTATATATAAATGGAAACCTTGCAAGTAAACTAAATATGAATGGAAGTACAATTTATCAAAATTTCCAAAATATATATTGTTTCAGTCAAAGACCACTTGCATTATCATCATCAATGATCCCATCTATAGTCAATCCATTACATAATGATGAAACTAATTTCCAGGTATACGGACCTTATAATGGTTCATTAAGTCGGCTTACATATTTTAGTTATGCTCTTTCATATACTGAAATCCAATCATTAATGGCAATAGGGCCAAGTTCTGAGACAGCTCCTAACTCACAGGATGCGCCACCTTATTTACAGGATGCTTGGTGGACAACATCCTACACAGCTGCAGGTTCTAGTCCTTCAAGGTAGTTATAGTATAAATACAAATATAAATTTTAAAATCTTAGAGTTCAATGGTAAGATCTTAAAAGTTATAAAATTTAATTGTTTAATAAACCGTGTAAAGGGTTGTTACTTCAAACAGGAAGACTCTACCATGCCCGGTGGACTAATGGCACTTGTAGCATATGGATCACAGAATGTAATTTTAAATGGAAATCCAGAATTTACATTTTTCTATAAAGTATTTAAGAGACATAGTCATTTTAGTAAAGAAAATATTACCATACCTATCGATGGCCCAAATGAACTTTTTTGGGATCAACCTATAAAAATTAGGGCAAAAATTCCAAGAAATGCTGATTTATTAACTGATTTGATGTTTGTTTTTCAAATACCAGATATATATAGTAAATATAACGAAATTTCAAGACCAAATAGTGCACAATATCAGTTTGCATGGACACGTTGGTTAGGAGCAAATATATTACAAAATGTAGCATTTTATGTTGGTGGCACAAAGATTCAAGAATTTGATGGTGACTATTGTATAGCTAAAGCTTTATTAGATTACCCAAATGATAAATATAATAAATGGAAAAACCTTGTTGGTGATACACCAGAAATTAATGATCCAAAAAATGGCTATAATACGGGGGCATTACTTTCCGCTACATTATCACCTGAGTATCCGAACGTAGTTAGTTTTCCTATACTATCAAATTTAAATCCTGCATTATTAAATTCAAATCCTTTATATAATATTCCTCCAAATAATATTGTTTATAGACCATCTATTTATAGTCAGACAGTATATGTTCCATTGCCATTTTGGTTTTCAGATTCTCCCGCAAAAGCATTACCATTAGTTGCATTACAGTATCATGAATGCGAAATACAAATTACATTAAAAAGTATTCAAGAATTATATACAGTTTTTGATATTAGTGGATATGGCAATGTCAATCCATTATATAAGACATTATTACCATCACTTGATCCATCTATAGATCAATTAAATCAATTTGAGTCTGTAGTATTTGGAAATAATCCAGAATTTGTAGAGTCATATGATAATTTAGCATATATTAATTCGTTCCTCACAGATCCATCTACAACGCCACCACAATTAAATACTTTTTATTATAATGGACGATTTGAAGGAACCTATATATATCTTACAGATGAAGAAAGAAAAGTATTTGCATCATCACCTTTACAGTATTGTATACAACAACAAACAACATTTATGTATGATTCTGTATATAACAGAACAACATTTGATTTACAGATTACAAATCCAGTAACTAGATTAATAGTAGTTCCGAGACGTTCAGATCAAATACAATATCGTAATACAGTTCATAATTTTACAAATTGGGCATTTTATCCAAATAAACCTAATTCAATTGATGGATTAGAATATTTATTAAATATTCAAGATAAAGGAACAGTATATATCCCATCTCCACGTGAAGTGAAATTATATATTTCTCTATTAAGTGCAGGAAATATCTCAGGTTTAAGTGTGCCAAATAGTCAAATTAATATTATTCAATCAATGCGGGTGTTATTAGATGGAAATGAAATACAAGAAGAAAAACCAGTAGAATATTTTGTTAATGTTACACCATTTAATGGTTTAGATGGTGGATCACAAAAGGAATCCCAATATATTCCAACAGTTGAATTTTCACTCAATGGTCCAGATTTTCAACCATCTGGAAGTGTAAATGCAAGTCGTATTCGTAATTTCCAGTTAGAAATTAATCCATATCCTCTTCCATCAAATACAAATTATATGTACACTATAAAAATAATTGCAGAAACCTATAATTTCTTTGTAGTGGAAGGTGGTATGGGTGGATTAAAATATGCATTATAATATATATATCATCATATCTTAACCTATCTTCAACAATTTGATCTATCTTTAAGAGATATATGAATTAGTGATTTATCAGTATCAGGTAATATTTTAATAAAATTAGGATATTTATTCTTTAGTGTATAAATACCATCACTACTTTTAATTTGTGTATATTTTATTTTGTCATTCGAAATCAAACATGAAAAATTATTTAATCGAATAATTTTTTTATCTTTTAGATAATATACTATAATTCTTTCATAATCATCTCTATCATTTGTTCCCTGTATAAGTTTTATTTCTTGTATTCCAGGATTTATACAACCCCATAAATAGTTAGAACAATATTTTAGATCTGTAGTAACAGATACTTTCGTATTTTTAACTAAAGGACAAATACCCCAAAAAGAGCTACCAGTTTTACAGCATTCACTAAAGCCAGCATCTATTAAGGATTGAAATGATTCTAATCTATATTGATTTAATACATGATTAGTCTCTGTAGTTTGAAGTATATTAACAATGCTATCATCACAATTTACAATACATGTGCCAATTGGATAATAATCACTTACAAAATTATGTATAGTTGAATACTCGGATCCAACAATTAAGGTCCCATATAAATTAGGATGTAATATTTTTTTATAGATTGCGTATTCACTTATACTAGTTACAAATATTGTAATTTTTGAAGAAGAAATATTATATTTTTTCAATAATTGTAATGTAGTATTTTGTAATATTTCTGCATTTTTATACGATACTATTGCAATTTCATATGGAAAATATTCTTTTTTAGGTTTTTGTATTTTAGTTATATTTCTATTCATCATAGATTATATCTATACTATATCTATACTATAAAGTGTAGCCTGTTTATATGATTTAAATAAAAATAGTAGAGCTATAATTATAGCCCTATAATAATAGCGCTATAATAGTATATAAATGATTATAAACTACTAATAGATGGGTAATCTTTCGAGTAAACCGCAGACAACACCAGAAGATCAACAAGCACTTCGCGATTTTCGCCAATCGTATTTAGATTATTTAGCATCTGAACAAGGGCGAGCAATTCAAGATCAATCTAATAAGTATTTAACTCCCGAAAGTGCGAATGCATCTTTAACAGTTATTAAACAATCACAAACATACTTGCAGCAAAATCCAAATGCGAACATGCTAGAACTTCAATCATCAAAGGATACATGTACTATTCAGTTAAAGAAAATTCGTGAAACTGATAAACCAAAATCATATATTCAATCCATTATAAATGGAATACCAGGAATTAATGAACAATATGGTATTCAACAAAAACTTATTACACCCCAACAGCAATCATCCTTAGCAGTTCTTGGATCATCCTTAAATTCATGGTTAAAATCAAATAATTCAGCAACACTTATTGATTATAATCAGAAGATTCAAGAAATAACAACAAATATAAATAGTATATTTCCAGATCCAACTATACAAAAACAAATACGTGATGCTATTAACGCTCTTACAAGGCTAACTCCACAAGAAGCAGAACAACAAAGTAAAGAGTTAAAAAATAAAACAGTAGATAATGCACGTCTTGAATTTAAAACAACAGATGTAGCAACAACAGCAATTAGTATAGCAGCTCAGGTATTTGGATCATTATTTTTAACACTCCTTATTATTTTTTGTGGAAGTCTTGCTGCAAATCAAGCAATTGGTCGCGAACCAATATATAGAGTAATTTATTTTATATGGGGAATGGTATTTTTTCCACTAGTTGCTATACAATCAGTATTACACCGCTTACGTATTGGTCCTCTACCAATGTATGGTATATTACCTGTAAGCACAGAAGCTGGAACTACACGGCTTGCTAAACTTTTATGGTCTCCATTTTATTGGATACCAGATGTAAAATCAGATAGTATGAAAGAAGAGTACTTGAAATCACTAAGTAATATTTACTAACTAAAATTTTATATACGATTATGTAAATAGTCTAAGGCTAAATTACTTATTTATGTAGATGTCAAAACCGTTTGTATCAGTTCTTACACCTACATATAATAGAAATAAATTTATTCCCTATTTAGTAAAATGCTATAGAGCTCAAACGTATCCAAAAGAAAGTATGGAATGGATACTATTTGACGATGGTCCTGAATCCTGTGAAAAAGTTTTTCTAGAATGCACAAAAGGATTGCCAAATATTCGTTATATTCATTCAGAGGATAAGCTAACGATTGGAGCAAAAAGAAATAGACTTAATAGTGAATCGAAAGGTGAAATTTGTGTAGCAATGGACGATGATGATTATTATTGTCCTGAACGTGTGGCACATGCTGTATCAATGTTTAAACTACATCCAGAAATCGACCTTGCAGGATCATCGCAAATTTTTATATTTTATACAGCTTCAAAACATATAATTAGCTTAGGACCATATAATAAAAATCACGCAACAAATGGTACGTTTGCATATAGAAAAAAGTATGGAAAAACACATAGTTATGATGAACATGTAACACATGCAGAAGAAAAAAGTTTTTTAGAAAACTATATTCACCCTATGATACAACTCGACCCTATGAAAGTAATGTTAGTGATGAGTCATAGTGAAAATACATTTAATAAAGATGAATTTTTAAAAATGGCTCTTGATCCAAATAATACAAATCCTCTTATAAAAATTTCCCATATTAAATTAAATAAATGGATTCGTGATAAAACACTACGAGATTTTTATTCATCTGCATAATCAAATCCTAGAATCAAACCCTAGAATCAAACCCTAGAATCAATACGATATAATGAATGAAAGGGCTAAAGATGGAAAGCTACAAAAATTAGAATAATTAATGTCAGAACAAGAACCATATGAGCAGTTTATGGAAGACGTTTCCACAAACTGGAATTCTTCTGCATTATTAAAAACTCTTAATTATACATTTGAAAATAGCTTGACATCTGCATCTGTACGTTCGCCTCAACCTGATAAAATCAAGATTCCATTAAGACCGCATCAAAGTGCACTAATTGCATGTATGAAAAATCGTGAAGAAGCGAGTCTTCAAGGGCTGAAACAAGGTGATGTTACAACGTACACTAATTTTGGAATTATTGGTGACAGTGTAGGTACAGGTAAATCCCTTGTAATATTAAGCCATATAGCTCAACTTTCAAAACAATCGAAAGAAAATCAGTTATATACACGTAGAATATTACACCCCCTTAGTATACCTAATTTTTTCTCAGTCTATGATAAGACATTTAATGACACATCTGGAAATAGTTTAATAGTTGTTCCTCATACGCTTTTTAGACAATGGCAAGAATATGTTAAAAACCAGACCACTCTTTCAATATTTGCTGTAAAGTCATCAAAGGATATAATATTAAATGATTCGGATAAATTAAATGATATGATTGGAAAAGCAGATGCTACACTTATAAGCAATACATTGTATTCTGAATTTATTAATGTATGTAGATCGTCAAAAATACAATGGAAACGAATTTTCTGGGATGAAGCCGATACAATGCATATTCCAGGAACAGCTTATCGACCGACAAATTGTTTTAATTGGTTTATTACTGCAACTTGGTCTAACTTTATTTTAGAAGGTCATATTTTGAGACCACATTTATTGGGACTAATTCAAGATAATCAAGAAAACTACCATATTGATTTTGTAAATTGGATAAAAAATGAATTAGGAATTACAACCTATCCACCTCCACCAACGGAATCACATGGTCGTGTAGTTTGGTTGAAAGTTAAATCATCGACATTCTGGAAATCATTTAGATGTTTATACAGCTTACGAGGAATTACAGTTATTCGTACAAGTGATGCATTTTTGGAAGAATCGCGAATAATGCCTCCAATTATTGATACTGTTCTGCGGTGTAGACAACCTGTTATACAAAAAGTTATTAATGGCATTGTGTCCCCAGAAATACAAGCAATGTTACACGCAGGTGATATTGAAGGTGTGTTAGAAGAACTAGGTGTTCCAGCAAATTCACCAATGTCTTTATTAGACGCTATAACAAATCAATCTGCAAAAGAACTCGAAAAACTGGAAAAAACATTAGCATTCAAGGAAACACTTGAATATTCAACACCACAAATTAAAGAAAATTCTTTGAATATTCTTAAAACCAAAATACAAAGTATTAAAGAGAAAATAAAAACATTAAAATTACGTCTTGAAGGTTTTAAGGAGGAAACATGTCCTATATGTTTCGAAGAACCAAATCCAGTAACAGTTGTACCTTGCTGCTGTCATATTTTTTGTGGAGGATGTATCCTTTCTAGCTTAAGTAGAAAAAATACATGCCCATTATGCAGAACAACACTTTTACCTTCACAGCTTACACGATTAATGGATGCTGATGAGACATCAATACAAAGTGGTACTATGAAAAATAAAGAACACACTACTAAAGAAAATATAAAAGACAAATTACTTACAAAACCAAAACAGCTTCTAAAATTCCTATTAAATAATCCTACTTCTAAAGTTCTTATATTTTGCCGTTATGAGAATCCATTTACAACATTAGGATATGAATGCTTAGAGGCAGGTATAACACATACAATATTAAAAGGTAACAAGGATTGTATAGCAAATACTATTAAACAATTCGAAAATGGAGAAAAACGTGTCTTATTTCTTCCAACACAGGTCGCAGGAGTAGGTATGAATTTAATAGCAGCAACACATGTTATATTATTACATGTAATGACACCTGAAGAAGAACATCAGGTTATTGGAAGGGCATATCGATTAGGAAGAACAGACCCATTACATGTAATACGATTATTACATGATGACGAAAAAATCTAAATATATACATAAATATATACGTACTATAGAAAGAAAAGATATGAATTCTAGAATATCATTCATATCTATTGCATTAGGATTGCTATTTATTTCAGTGGCACTACTGATGTATGTAAATATTGAAGGATTTGGTTCTACTCAACCAGGAACACTAGTACAATTAGCTGCAAGTCGTGCTCCGACTGAAACTGACGATTTAGATGAAGAAGCTAAGGAGTATAGTGAATTAATAAAACGTGATCTAGTTGATATGACAGGTTCCTATCCATAAATCCATACATCCATATATCGATACATCCAACTATCATTTAACCATCATTTTTATAGGATAGTTTCAAGACTTTACTTTTCATCTCTGGAAATTCACCAGCAACCATAGCAACACAACGAATTGGAATATCATAATTATCATGAATGCGACACATTTCACGCCAAGAATTGAATAATGCGCTTTGTCTTGATAAAACACGTGTAAATACAAGTGAATCTGGAGGTGGAGGATTAATACAAGCCTTTTCTTCTGCAAATATTTGATTCGTACATTTTATTTTTAGCTGTTGTGTCAAGGGAAGAATTTGCCAACATTGATAAAAGAATGCCCAAAAATCAGCCCAATCACTCACATTCAAAATGTTAAAAACTTTCTTGTAAAGATCAAGTGAATCTTTAACATTCATATTCATCTTAGCTATCCGCTGAGGAGTATTTTCATGAATAACAAGACCAGCCAAATTTGCTTCATTATTTTCTAAAGCAATAATTTGATATGGATCATATTCACCATATAAGCACCCATGAGCCCAATCCATACTTGCATTTGTGCAACAACTATCCTCAATATGTACTTTTTGATTTAGACTTGGATATCCTTGAAGATAGCGAAATAATACGCGTAAATCTCCACAATTTATAACATCTTCAGGAATTACTCTATCACTTTTAAAATTTTTAATAATATTATCAGATGTTGGAGGTTGTAATTGTAGTGTAGTACATAAGCGTTTAATTTGTTCCATAGGTCTTCCATGAAGAGAATTACATACAAGAATAAGTGGATGAGAAATATCACCTTTTTTCCATTCACGCAAAAATCCAAGTAATTCCTGCAAACCACCTTTTTCACCACCACTTAGCCCATCCATTTCATCAAGTAATACACCCATACGATCAGGACTTCCATCACGAATCCATTCTTTGACACCGCCATATTTTAGAAGAGGTAATATTGTTTTTCTAAATGCTATACCACTACGTGTATGACTAGCATTAAATTCACACAATGTGTACCCTATTTTTTTGAATATACGGTGAACAATTGTAGTTTTTCCTATACCTGGTGGTCCAATGATTAAAAAAGCAGCTGAAGACCTATTTAATGTCCATTCATGTAGTTTTTTTTCAGCCTCAGGTTGAAAACAATAATCTATTTCATCCACGTTAGTGGCCATCTAGGATATTATAACCAAATTGTTTAGGTCAAGTATATAATAATTATAGTATTTTGATATATAATGTCAAAATATTATATATGTATAAGTGAGTATTTATAAATCTATTTATATTTATATAGTTATAAATCTACTAAGGGTTCTAAGAAGGACAGCTTGACACAGGTGTATTTGTACCAGCTATCATAGTTGTAGACGCATTGTACATACAAGAATCTCCGTTAGTAATACCTTCCCAAGTTAAATTCTGAGCCATTGCAGCAGCACACAGTTTAGCAATATCTGCAGCACTCATTCCAGGTTTATAAATTTTATCAAAGAAAAACTTGTCACCAGAATTATCACTTGGAGGAGGATTTGTGGCCGAATATTGTGTCCCCCAAGACATTAAAGAGCCACCACTTCTATTCATTCCAATTACATCAACACAAGTATCTTTTTTTGTTGTACCTACAGTTCGTTCATAATATACTAAGTAATCAGGGCAAGTATTTATGACCGGAGGCCAAGCAACTGTTGATCCAGAAGAAGATCCAAACCAACGTATCCCATAAAATACGAAGACAAGTACTATTAATAGTATTCCAAGTATTGCAGATATACTGCGACCGGATTTATATAATGATGATACTATTGTAAAGCCTAAGGTAATACAGATTAGAATGTATGCTATTAATGAAAATTTCATACTTTCTCGCCTTATCTAATACTAAATGTATTAAAAAATATAGATGTATTCTTAGAATTTGATAGACGTATATATTCATATAAATTATTATAATTCATATAAATTATTATAATAATTTATAAGAATATAGTTTAGTATTTAATTATAATTAAATAATTTAACCCAGACGGGCAACATAGGACTTGGTCTGGGTTACAGCATTACCAGTTGCAGCAGAATCAGTATTTGGTAACTCTACATAACCAGTCCAGTAATCAGGGTTGGGGCCCTGACCTATACCACTCTGAACAGTACCTCCAATACCATTGGATGCACCAGTGGGTCCAATTAGCTGAATCTTACGGAAAGTACGTCCAGTAGATACAAGTGTCTTACCCATATCTCTTACTGCATTACCTGGCTGTAGGAGAGTAGATGTAAAGCTAGAAATAGCTAAACTATTGGTAGACATTAAAGGAGCAGTCTCAGTTCCGAAATTTGCAAGTAAAGGGCAAGGTAGTGTCTGGGCCTGTACTGCAGACTGACTCATAACACCAACAACGGTAAAATAGCCACCAGATTGCTTGTATCCACGTGCAGACATCTTTGTTTATACTTATCCTTAGAAAAAATTTTTAGAATATGGATAAATTTAATCCGGAGAAAATCATTTTAAAGAATGAATATATTCAATCAGAGAAGATGAGTCAGTACGATTCTGAATTTATATCCAACGCACCATTCAGTTTACCCTTAACAAATCAGCCAGCAGGTCAAAATGGACGTGTAAGTCTCGGAGAGACACAATCCGCAGGAGGCTTTTTACAGAATCCTTCTATGGCCGGATTCGGACATAGAACGCAGGTTGAGGAAAATCCAGGTCAGGCTTTACTACGTGGAAATTGGTCTGAAAATTCCTTATCTCAGACCTTTTTTGGCCCGGAGAATGTAGCATTAATACAACAACAAATTAAGCGTACTGTATATGAAGAAAGTGGACATAAACGATGGGTAATTGACGATCAGTCCGTAGATGAAATCCAAATTGTTATGAGAAGTCTATATTTACAGTATGCAAAAAATCAAGATAATGACATACCCGGACAGGTACATCAATTAAATCGTCTAGTTATTAACTGGTGTGTGCCAAGAATCTTAAGTGAAATAGGTATGTATCATTATTACTTAAATGATATAAGCAAATTACCAGTTCCTTTAGAACATGCTATAAGCCTTTCATCTGCTGGAACTAAAAGTCTCCCATTCCGCAAATTTATGTAATGTAGTAACTGTCAAATCTACACAACCTTCTTTATAATTTTTTTAGTTGATGTAGGTGAAATAGGTTTACTTACCCGTTTCATCTTCTTCTTTGGAATATTTTCAGAACTTGATGCGCTCATGACTGCCAACATATGTAGCTCCTGAGAATCCCATACATGTAGGAATTCATCAAGTTCCCTTAGCCAAATAGCACTTGCTGTAGTTGATACAAGTTCAACAAGTGTAGCTCTAATCTTCTCCAATTCGGCCTCAATATCCTTCACAGCCGACTGCTTAATTCTATCAACACGCATACGCAAGAGGTACTCATATGCTCCAAGAGTTCTAGGGTTTTCCCTATCTGAGCGAGGAGGAAGTTTCAAAGATAAGAGTGATTCTAGAACAGTCTCATCACTCTGATTCATAATAAGAATGCGACCATCAATAATTCCTCTTACAAAGGTATACTTTGCTTCTAGTTCCTCAATATTATCACGAATAGAAGCAATCTGATATTGCCTACGTGTCTCATATGCTTCTAGGCGGCATCCATAGAATCCTTCAAGAATATCTCCAATACTATCATATCGAACAATATTCATATTTGAGTCAAAGCAGCACATATTAGATGTTTTCCAACTTGTAGTAATACGGAACTTCTTCTCAAATTCATCAATATCAGCCTTTGCCTTCTTATAATATTCAGGCTCCAGATATAGAACAAAATTCACATCAACATCATTATACAAATCATCAAAGTGTTTTAGAATTGGCTTTCCAGATTTTGTTTTAGAATCTGCACTGTCAGCCTGTGCCATTCCATCCAGGAAGACCTTATAATCCTTCGTCCAAGTTCCAACAGGCAAGTCTGTTAGTTTTACACTATAAGAGTCATCCTGCCACTCATACGATCCTCGTGTAATCCACTGCTTATCCCCCTTGCGAATTACATTTCCCTTAAAACCAATCCACCAAGGATTCAAAATGAGTCCAGCAAGGGTTTCAATCTCTCCTTTCAACCGCTGTTGTAGGTAAGAGACAACTTCTCTAGGATTGTGAGGTGGAATATCAGTGCTAAATCCAGTTCCAATACCAAGAGAACCGTTAATTGCTAGCAGTGGTACAGTTGGCAAATAGGTGTCAGGCTCGATCTTATCTCCATCTTCAATAATATGCTTTAGAATTGGGGCATCTTCACTTCTAAACATTACATCAATAATGGGCTCCAGATACGTATGAATATATCTTGGAGATGCCGCATCCTTACCACCCATTAGTCTTGATCCAAATTGACCCACAGGTGTGAGAAGATTAATAGTATTTGCTCCAACATAAATCTGTGCCATTCCAACAATTGTCTGATTCAAGGATGTTTCACCATGATGATAGGCAGCATGTTCAGAAATATAACCTGCTAGCTGTGCAACACGGATTTCAGAACGTAGATTGCGCTTGAAGCAT